CGGTTGATGCCACATTCGTAATTGTTGCGTTTGTCTCGGTAGTGAGAGTGGGCGTAATAGCCAGATGAGTAAGTGTCCCATCATTCACATTGAATGCCGTAGAAGCCACATTGGTAATTGTATTGAAAGCGACATCACCACCAATATACAACTGACCGGTGCCACTTGTCACAGCATCAAACTTCATTAAATCTGACGAAATTTCCATAATGCCTCCACCAGAGTTCGGTGCTTGTAGTTTCACATAGCTGTCATTCACTGAGAACATTAATTTAGTAGTCACTGCATCGGATATATTAAATACACCAGATGTTAGAGATGACACTTCCCCGATATTGTGATTCTCAAGGTAAAGTGAGTTGGTATAATTGTAACCACCATCGATGCCAACACCAAGGTCACCTAAAACAACTTGTGCGGAACTTGTATTTACTTTGAGTTGGATTTGAGTATCAGCAAATGCTTTGATTTTCCCCTCTACTGTTGTGAGCATCGGATCGAGGGCTTTGAGTATAATCAAACCATCAGTTCCTGAGCCTGTGCCAGCCGCAGTAATCCTTGTATCCGCATTGTTGATTGTCAAGTTACTCGTGAATGTTTTCAGTCCGTTTATGGTCTCAGTTTGGTAACCTGTCTTATGAACGACACTCGCATCTAAATCAATAATGGCCTGATTGATACTCGATAGGTCATCTCCTCCAAGCATACTTAATACATTGTTACTGACAAAATTCATTTCTTACAATATGTATATATATTAAGATGAGTGAACCATCGTTACATGATTTGGCTAGCGCTGCCGAAGCGTCCTATGAGAAAGGTGATGTTGCGCCTGAGAACTATAACAAGGTAGAGCATCTATCGTATCCAGAAGTTAGCACTTACAAGCATAATGTGAATCCGCATTATATAGTAGCGCATCGCGGAACTCATTTAGGTGATGAAAGCAGTGCGAAGAAAGATGTGAAAGCGGACCTTAACATTGCCTTAGGTAATAAGAATGCCGATGCGTTACATAAGCGTCGCCTAAAGCAGACGGAGAAAATTGTGAAGGAAATTGTAAAGAAAGAGCCAACGCATGATATTCATCTGGTCGGTCATTCTCTTGGCGGTTCCACAAGTTCTCACGCATTAGCACACAGTGCTGTCGTTCGTGAGAATGTGAAAGCACATCATACATTCAATGCTGGTTCGTCGGCACTAGCATCTCAACCTGAAGTCACACCTGAAGTCCAGCAGCAATTAATGGATAAGAGTATTCATCATCGTGTGCGTGGCGACCTCATCAGCGAGCATGTGAAATCGAACCTGATTGGTAAGCACAAAGAATATGAATCCACTAAGAAGCCAAGTATCGCGCAGCATATTCTTAAACTGGCTACGCCAATACTTAAGCGGACATTTCTTGGAAAGGTGATTGCTTATGGTGCGAAGAAAGCGTTGGGAACTCTACAAGCCCACTCATTGGATAACTTTACAAAGAAGAAGATGTAATAAATTCCTATATAGGCTTGGATAAAACCGAATGAAAACCGATAATTCCTTGGAATAACGAGATTTATGAGATAAAATGACTGATAATAGTAGAAAATTTAAATTTTCTACTATTTTGTGATGTAAAACCGTGTTATTCTGGGAATTTCCTGATTCCATTCGGTTTTATCCAAGCCTATATAGGACTCAGTTATTCAATATGCTAATTATTCAAGATGTAAGACTGCTGGGTCTGCTGCGAATGTGCCATGAAGGCTGAATCTTTCTCTTGCTCCTTCTCCACAGCGCCATACTTGGATGACAAGTAAATGTGTCGCAGCATAGACGACGAGATGTTCTTCATGAATATCTTATTCAGTATCTTGGTAATCTTATTTGAACTCGTTCGCTTAGTATCGTCTGGGAATAGAAGGAAGTCACCGTCCTTCAAACCCATATGCTCCTTATACCAGTGAAGGACTTCCAACATCTTCGGCGGAACATCAAGCACTTCCTTACCATACTTGCTCGTCTTAAAGTTATTGAAATAGTATTTCTTACTGGGCAAATCGACATAGTTGAAATCGTTATTATCGCCAGTCCCAAGCTTCATCAAGTAGTAATCAGCGTTTCGACGTGGTGGCTGGAGAACATACAGCGAGAGAATAATGTAACGTTCCATCAAATCACGCTCATTCTCATTAGGCTGTTTAAAGTCCTTTATATCATCAATGCGAGTCTTGATTGTGTTGTATGCTTTCATTACTTCGTCCCATGATAACCAATTCTTCTGTTGCGTTTCAGTCTTCTCGTGGAGTGGCTTGTCGGCAGTCGCTATGCGTTCCTTCATAAACAATGCCTTGTAATAAATATTCAATTGCTTATACATGATACTCTTTTGGTGATTGAGAATCGAGACGATACTGGCTACATAACTCTTGCGCGTATTATCATTCGCTATAGTTTCCAATTTCTTCTGGATTGCCGTCTTGTCTTTCAAAAATGCTAAACTATTGAACGGAGTATTGTTATTCAGTATTCGCAACTTGGTTACATACATATCGGAAGTGCCTTTTGCTAAACCATTCTCATTTACAAGCATATCCTTTAACGAAGCCATAAATTTTGTTTCGTTCATTTTATATTATTACTTGAGAAAATAATAATAGAAAACTCTATATAGTTAATTCACCGTTCGGCATCATACATCTCTTGTCCTCCTGCCGATCCACCAGACCAACTTTGTTGCCCGACTAATGAATGAGACAAATCCGCAAATGATGTCGCGTTAATCTTTGTAGGAGTATCTTTTAGTCCTATTCCACCAGGATGTAAATCAATCTTGTTCTGCCCGCCGAATCCGCTAAGCCCAGGAGGCGTAGGTCTAAGTGTAGCAGGAGGAGAAGTAAATCCGCCACCTTCAAAGCCTCTCACCTGTGTTACATTTTCCAAATCCTTAGGAATCTTCCAGCCACGCCTAATAAATTCATCTTTCAAATAGTCTCCTTGGTCTGTAGGAGATTCTTTCCCTGTCGTTACTTTGTAGACATACTCTTTGGATATTTTCTTAAGTTCAGTGTTAGTAATCTTCTCAGGAATCATACGTAGCAGTTTATTATCTAAATCTGGCTCATCTGGTATCTCTTTCTTAGCAGAATAAGGCGGCGGACCAAGCGGAGACATCATCAGATTCGTAATAGAACTGGGCACATCTCCTTCCATACCGTCCTGCTTAGGTGGAACACGCGGCCCACGAGTCTTACCTTTATCACTGCGTTCCTTACGCAATTTTGTAATAGCATTAGCCGTAGCTTCTGCTCGTGCCGACTGTAATTCCTCAGGTGTCACAATCTGTCCTTCAACGACGTGTACGCCTTCATCTGCCATTTTATGTTGTGCATTAATATCAGTTACATCTTGTTGGAGTTTCATCTGTTCTGGTGTAATAATCTGCGACGAATATGAACCAACATTCCTACCTAAAGCCGCTATCAAATTAGGCGAACCACTAGCACCTCCCATAGAAGGTATGTCGCGATTCATTCCAGTCCCATACTTCAATCCAAGAAACTGCTTGATACGCAGCGGTGACTCTTTCTCCTTATATAAGCCTTTGGACGATGCTGGTATCTCCATAACAATCTTCTTAGGCTTCTTCTTTGGCTTCTTCTTTGGCTTCTTCATCTTCTTAGGCTTACGCTCCTTCATCTCATTGTCAGGCATCTTTTCGCTCTTCTCTTTCTCCATCGTGCTATATATTAGTCACTGATAATTAATTTGTTAAAGTTCTTGTAAAACGTATGTGTCCTCGAATTATACATTAGGAAATTGTATGGCTCGTCAAACACGAACGAGAACAGTTGCTTTGTATCTGGCTTATCCAGTGCGAACATTTCTTCTGCGAAATCGCCAGTCTCAATTTGACTCTTGGGCTTAAAGAGTATCACAATATCTACTAAAGCACGCAGACTGCGTGATAGTGCTTTTTGATTGAGTGCCGATATTATGATGTTGAGTTTCAAGTGTCTGTGCTTGTTAATGAGTTTGCGTAGGTTATATTCCACGCTCTTCAGTTTCAAGTCTTGACTGAAATCGTCTATGATGAGACACGAATTACCTCCTTCGTCTTTCGTCTCCTTTGATAGTTCAGTAATCTTGTTAAACGTATCTTGACTTAAGTCATGATATACTTTTGGGTGGCCTTGAAAAATATGGTCGTCCTCACTATTGAATACTTCTTCTGGTGTCGCATACATTACATTGTCAAAGATTTTGCGGTATATTTTATCCTTACCAGTTGCCCTAAACAGATTCGCAATGAATGTCGATTTACCTGTTCCCATTCCGCCAGAGACGAAGAACACACTACACTTATTGGGGAATGGCGGTGGGACTCCCAGCGCATTATCTATTGACTGCTTACTTGGCTTTATCGTCAAGTCACTCTTATCCACTTCTTCAATTTTCATTCCTATATACTATGCGTATAGTATATTTATGGCGTAGAAGCCGATTCTTCACTGCTTGTATCTTGGAATGTATCTATACTTGGAACCAGATGAAATCCAGATGGTAACAAGACGCATTCCCCAGTCATTTTGTCATCTATTCTCTTCTTGAGTATGAGTGATGACTGAACCAATTTAATATACCGATTGTATGCCTCGTCTATAAACACATTTGCGGTCACGTGCCGATTATCTTGTCGCAATTTCAAATAACGGAAGATGTCAGTTCCCAAGACATAGAAGTCTTTGCTGGATACTAACGTCTGTTCCATCTGTTTGTTTATCTGTAAATACAACTCCACCGAACCAATGATACCACATAGTAATGCGAGTCCCGAATTTAGTACCGATATTGTTTCCTGTTCCAACCAAGGTTGTAGCCCAATTGAAAACACGGAATTGATTGCCGACAGCGCGATGACAGGTAACCTGTACCACTTGAGTCTGGATTTCAATACCAGATATCGCTTCTTGTGATTGTTTGCCTGTGTCACGGAATTCTGTCGTATGTTCTCTAATAACGCATCGATATCGTCTGACATAGATAATATATTATGATATATTATCCAACAACCAAGCTCCACTTTTTAAACGCGATCATTTAGACATAGACACCGACCCAGACACCATGTCATAAGTGAGGATTACATCATACAGTGCGAACGTGTCGCAGACCGACGGGAGAGCAGTCGTGAAATGGGTAAGGTTGAGATACACGTTCGATGAATTCAAGTCGCGACCAGAAAGGAGTGAATGCCCCGCACTGTCTTGACTCTCGAAATTTACTCCTAGCGCAAACGCTCCAGTGCTCGTAGTTCCCGTAAGGTCGTGGAACTGCGTGGAGTTAAAGACGCAGTCAAATCCCGGAGAGTTGGAAGCCGAGAAAATCTTCATAATCTCACTCAAGACCTCACCTCCATACACCTTGGTAGCGGAAGACGCAACACGGACAGGCACCGACGGCACATTCGCGCCATCAACAGTCCAGAAATAGGTAGCAATCTGTGGAAGAATTCGGTCTCCAGGAACATTGTAAATCTCAGGTGCGGCAAGATTCGCAGACAACCTGAACGTCGTAAGCAAAGCCTTGACGGAACTGAACCTAGCAGGAATCAAAAGAGAGTTGGCACTCGCCGCAGTAACAGTGCTCTGGTAATTATTCACGCAGCAACCATGCTGTTTCAACGTGCCTCCGCCAGCAGAGACGAGAGCAGACATCGTCGCACTATCTAAGTCCATGACTTCAAATTGTAAGCCGAAATTGGAAATCTGGTAGTAGGTACTCGCCGCCGTGTAAGAAGTAATATTCGAGAACTTGAGAGCAGTTCCCACTGCGGCCATGGTCATGCGGAGGCGAATTCCGTCCACCATGGGGCACCAATTTTCCGCGCCGACTCCAAGCACTCCTGAATATAACGGCAATGCGCAGCGAACGGTAGGACCAGCAACTCCCGTGGTAGACGACATAGTGATACCAGCCTTAAGTGTGGAGGTGGTGCCCTTTATAATCGTTCCAACTGTAGTGGATCGCCCAAGAGACTGTAAGTCCTCAACGAGAGCGGCATACACATTATAGTTTGTGCAGCTTTCGCAGCTTTGGTTTTGTATAATTGTTTCTATGCCTTGAATACATGAGCTGCCGGAGCCATTTGCGAGCGAGATGACTGGGTCAGTCGCGAACGTCGCAACGACAGTAATATCAAACACAATCTGCGTAGCGTTGGTGACGATGAACGAGTTGCGGGAACTAGGTATGCTAAAGAAGATGTCCTGAGTTGAGGTAGAGGAAGTGTAAGTCGTAGCATTATCGGGATTGACAGTAATACGCCTTGAACGGCCAGATTGAACGCCTTTGTATTGTGTGAGGTCGAGTTCGCGCGAAATGACGGGAATATAACTGGAAGCCATAGTATACTATACCTAAAGAGAAAAAAGTTTTGAAACACTTTTAAACACCTTGTAAGCGAATCTTTTTTTTATCCACTCCAAAAAGAGGAAGCATGTTAATGTCAATGTTGGATTCCTTTAAACCTAAGTAGAAATCCAGCCGATCTTCCAAGTATGAAATTCTGGCATTCAACTTACGAATTAACTCCGCCTGTTCTCTAAACAATGCCTGTTCGTTAGTATCCATATATATAATATGGATACAAAATAAATCGTTCAGTAAGAGTTATCTCCTTCATATTCTATGATTTCAAATACGACACACACTGCCAAGGCAGTTGTTTCATAACTAGCCGAGTTCAAATGCTTATACGCTAAAGTGAATGGATT